AGATAAGGTAAAATCAATTTGTTGGAATTGATTAAATGTTTGCATTTGATTACCTTCATCTTTTGAATTAATAGGTATAATACCATCTGTTTTTAAATGATATAATACAGTTTGCATATCCATACCTACATTTGTCGGTATTTGAGATGTGTCATACACCACCGCTTTACCACCTGAACGAGCCATAGCTAATTCTATTTGATATATTACAATATTATATAACATTTGTGTGTTATGTAATAAACTAACCATAGATGTAACTTTCCCTGTAGTATTACCATATATACATCCTACATAAGATAATGGAGTTTTTCCAGGATTATCTACAGACCTAACTTGATTATCTCTTCTTTTGCATTTTAATAATATTTTACCACCGATTTTAGTAGCTTCCCAAATATCATCCACCCATTTTATTTCTATTTGCTCTCCCTTTCTTTTCTTATAGGTATCTTTTACCATTTTTCTAAATGGTCTGTCTGGGTCGTATTTGTTTTCAGAAACTTTAAACTTTATAGCTCTAAGTGATTTCCATTCTGCAGTTACTATACGAATACGATTTTCTTTTCCTCTTGAACTATCAATCCAAGTAAATTGACTATTATAATCATCTAAATCTTGACCATACAAATATCTCATTTGGTCTAAAATTAATAAATCGTCCTTTGTTAAATATTCTTTATATTCATCAGCTATTTCATTTACAGACATCCATCTTTCTTCACCCACCCACGAAGCGTCATCTAAATAATCAGAATGTACACTTGCATCATATATTATAGACCTTGGGTCTACTCTACGCGCGTGAGGGTCTCCATCTATTATATCTATTTTATAAAATTCTTTACCTGTTACCAATAAATCTCTAAATCCTTCTTTAAACGAATCTTTTAAATTATGTATATTCATTACATACTCTAAACCATCTTGAGCTGTTTCTTCTACCATTTCTCTATAGTTATACTTCATGTATCTGTCTATATCATCTGGCACAGGCATACCTTGTCCTTCGTCAGTTATAGGAGCTCCGTATTGTTTTTCAAAATCTTTATGTATATTATCTAACAAAGATTTCATTTGTATAGATATTTTGTGGTCTAATTTTCTTATAACAGCCTCTTTATTTATAGTAGAAACTTTCATGTCTACTGGTCTTTTCAAATCTTCACCAACTAATAAATCTATTTTTGGAGTAATAATAGGATAATTTACTAATCTTGCAGGATAAGTTAAACCATACTGCTCTGTAATATATACATAATCATCTTGATTTATTTGTCCATTATATATTCCATAATTCGCTATGTCTCTTGTTCTACTGTCTTCATAGGGACTCTCTCCATATGTCATGTATCCAACGATTGATTTCAATACTTGTTCGCACCATTCTTCGTTTTTTTCTTTTTCAGATACCATCATTGATGGAAAGTGAGTATAATTTGCCATTTTAATTTATTTTTATTGGTGTGCCGTTTATGCCACGTTTATAATATTTTAGTCCTATATCTAATACATCCTGTTTTTCTTGTACTCTCATTCTATAATTATCTATATTATGAATTAAGCAAATACCGAAAGCCATAGCTCGGTCAGTATTTCTTAAGCCATAATTAGCTAATTCATCTATCAAGTCCATAAACCATATATCTTTTACATGCTCTCTAATATAGTCATCAATAAGGTCTTCTAATAAAGCTTTTACCTGCTTATTCATGTGAACACCATATTGGTTTCTAGTTTTAGAACCTGGATTATGCGCAGATTCTGGTTTTTCTTTCAAATATTTCAAAGCATTCATACGTTTAAAATAATCTAAAATACCTATCTTTGTATATTCTACTAGCATCTTAGAATTATAGTACACCGCTAATTTTAAACACCCGTCCCAAAAATCTTCCTTTTTCTTAGGTCTGTCTGTATATTCAGCAACGACATAATCGCTTGGTATATTTGTATTTGCAAATCTACGATAAATTATTGCACTTCCCAAAGAATCTGACGCTCCTGCTTCATCTTGGTCATAAGAATCCACTCCTCCTATGTCAATTCCGTTATATTCTGGCATTGGGTGTGATAAAATTTTGTATGGTCCAGAAGGATGAGGCCTCCAAGAAACCTTCAAATCATGCTCTTCTCCTAACACCCAATCTAAGTATCCTGACTGTATTTGATTTTTATAATCCTTACTTCCAAGTATTCTTGACCTTTGAGCATTTAACAAAGATATATCAAATCTACTTTCTTTAGTATTTAAAAATGCTTCCTCAATTGTTAGAGGGTAGTTTTGTATATGTAAGTTATAAGCTTCGTTATCTCCAGATTTTCTAATTATTTCTCTGTCTTCAGTTAATTTATCTTTAGCTCCATTAATATCTTCCACTCCTGTTTGTATATCAAAAAATCCATAGTAGGCTTTTGACGCTGGTATAAACATAGGTATAAGATTATAAGCGTCGTGACTATAATACATGTCCATAAAGTCTTTAGAAGCTCTAGATATATCACCACCTGTACCTCCAACAATAGGAACTCCAAATTGTATGTCACCATCCATGAAACATGCTTTCGATGACATGTATGCGTTTTTCAAGTGTTTAAATTCTCCCGCTTCTTCAAATACCATTAAAGAAGTTCTTTCTCCTTTAAATACCTCTGGATTATCCATTGTTCTACATATAATTGTAGATTGATATCCACCAATTTCCCACTTACCGTCTTTGTTTTTTTGTTTGTAACCTGAACGTAATATACCATCTGTGTCTTTTAATACTGAATGTTTAAAATTAGGATGTATACCATTTAATCCCTTTTTAGTTTTATCAAAGAATGCGTCAGCAGTGGCCTGCAATCCTGCTGCTACACCTATGTCGTTGTATGGAAAGAATGTATATTCATGAGCAACCATACCAGAGTTCATATACGAAAATCCTTTATCTCTGGCTTTTATAACAATCATTCCTTTTCCTTCTTGTTTACATGTTTCAAACAAATTAAAATATTCTCTATCCATCTCTCTATACCAAGGATGTATCAAAGATTTTCTTCCTCCCTTTTCTCCACTATTACCTAAAATATAATAGAAATTTAAGTAAAAATAATATTTACCTGATATTTTTGGCATACCTTTCGGTTTAAAACCATTTATACATCTATCTTGCTGTTCACTCCACCATTCTTGATATGCTACAGAGGTTTCATCTAAATCTGGAAATCCTTTATTTGGGATTGGTCTATATTTTTGTGGGTCAAATTTAATCTTACCCATATTTTATCTTTTTAGGTTTGTCAAATCCAAATACATTTTTATTTTTTATTTTTCCTTGTTCTTTCTTTTCAAACCAATCTCTTAAATCAAATTGAAAATTATCTTTAGAAAACTTGTTATACTCTTCTGCTCTCTTCCAATTATTTTTTTTATAATGCAGACTATATCTAGATTTTAAATAAGTTATTGCTCTTTTATTAGATTTATCTCCTTTGGTTTTTTTGACCTTTATATCAGAACTTTTGTCAAATAATGGTTTTCTAACACTTTTTTTAATCATGTTGTCTATTGTTTCTAAAATGAACTTTACCTCCCTTATTCCATTTCTTCACTGTTTTTGCAAACTTTGAACCTTTAGGAAAATTACTTTCAACTGTATCTTTTATACCTTTCTTTGCTAATTTTTTTGCGTAGTTATATCCTTCTTTTATTGATTTTAGTGAACTCCCTAAACTTCCCATTTCAAGGTTTGATAAAAATCCATGTTTTTTATAGTCGTAAGGTTTGCCACTTATAGTGCTATAACTTTTTTTCTTTTTCTTTTTCTTTGGGTCTGACATAATTATAATTCTTTTATTTTTTTTCTATTTTCCAAAAATGATAAACCTTTATCACCAGCTATCTTTTGGCGTTCTCCTCTTCTTTCTATAGCGTCAAGTAATGATTGTCTCGTTTTCAATATTTTTTCTACACCTATCATTAATTTTTGTAACATCTCTGCATTTTCTTCGCTTAGAAATGTATTGTCAATTAAATTAGTAAATTCATTAATT